ACCACGCAAGCTGGAGAATCTGTAAGAGTTGTAACAACAAAAGAAACACAGTCATATTATACATATGAGACCAATTTAAATGAATCCAAGCGTGAAATAAATTTAATTAAATCTGATTTTTTACCACAAATTGAAAAAGAATTTAAGAGAGTAGTTCGTTTATGAGTTTAAGTTTGCTAAAATCAACTCAGTTTTTTTTAGATGAGTTGGTCATCGTAACTAAAGGTGGCAAAATTGACATTAAAAATATTTATGGAGAAATAAACATTTTTGATACAATGTTTTTATCCGTAACAAGTGGAAACATAGTCATTAATGATGCCATTGGTCTTTCTAGCAAACTTTTATTTGACGGCTCAGAATCACTTTTAATTACAATTAAAAAAGATAAAGATTCTGATATTTTAACTTTCAAAAAAGCATTTCGTATCTATAAACAAACCGAAAGGCAAAGTAGCAAGCCCGGTTTAGAAAGTTATATATTACATTTTACCTCAGATGAATTAATGTATTCTGACCAACAAAGAATAAATCAATCTTATGAAGCAAACTATTCCAAAATAGTTGAAAGGATTTTGGTTGACTATTTAAAAGTGTCTGAGAATAATTTAGGAGGCACTTATGAATTTTCTTCAGGTATACAAAAAATTGTAATACCAAATCTTCGGCCACTAGAAGCGATTGAGTGGTGTGCCAAGCGGGCTTTAGATTCTAAACAGTCTCCAAATTTTATGTTTTTTCAGAATGTAGCCGGTTTTAATTTTGCAACGCTTTCAACTCTCTTAACTCAACCTGCAATACTTGATGTTACTTACGAAACAAAAAATGTTAAAGGAGAAAACCCATTTGGTAATATGGGTGGTGCTAGAAGTTTAGAAGTGGTATCAATGAATGATAACATTGAAAGAACTCGCTCTGGTGTAAATGCAGGTAAATTTATTGGATTTGATCCAGTAACAAGAACAATTAGCACAAAAAATGTATCGTATGGTGACCACTATTCAAATATGAAACATGGTAATGATACGCCTAATTATACACAAATACAAAATAGAGATGGTGGTTCAAATGCACAATCATTTAACTCTCGTAAAGTGGTAAGTATTTTTGACTTCAATAGACAGTATAGTGAATATATTAAAAAAAGAGATTCTAGTTCTTTATCAAAAGGTGAAAGTGTTGAAAGCTGGTCATTTCAAAGAAAAGCAATTATTAAAAACTTAATGTCTAAACGCCTTAAAATTGTGATGCCTGGAAACTTCCAGTTATCTTCAGGATTCAATGTAAATGTGAATGCTCCAATTGTGGGTTCTTCACGGGGTGATGACAAAAGTATTAACGGAAAATATATCATTATAGCATCACGACAAATTATTGGATTTGAGAAGCATGAAACAATCATTGAGGTTGCTTCTAGTTCATCTGATATAGGCTTTATTTCTGGAAGCGATGCTGAACAACAAGAAGAAATTTTAAACTATTAGTATGGTTAAAAACGAAGAATCTAAAGAATTTGCTGGTAAAAATGGCTTTACTTGGTGGATTGGTGTCGTAGAAGATAGACAAGACCCATTAAAACTTGGTCGGCTTCGTGTGCGTTGCGTTGGATGGCACGCTGAAAATAAAATGCACTTACCAACCGATGCGTTGCCTTGGGCAATGCCTGTGATGCCTTTAAACAATACCAACACATACGCACCAAAAGAAGGTGATATGGTATTTGGATTTTTTGCAGATGGAGAAAATGGCCAAGATCCAATCGTATTAGGTTCTTTTCCTAGTATTCCATTAAAAGCAGGAAACTCACAAGAAGCTTTTAGTGATGGAAGAACTGAGGCTCAATTAACGGATGCACCAGTTAAACCATCAGAAACACCCACACTATATCCAAGGCGATTAGATGAGCCAAGCACCTCACGGTTGGCAAGAAATGATGCAGATTTTCCATCACCCATCAATGAAAGTAAAGCGGCAAATAAGGCAAATAAAGTAGAGCCAGATTCATACTATGCGGCAATTTACCCGTATAACAATGTGTATGAATCAGAATCCGGGCACGCCATGGAGTTTGATGACACGAAAGGAGCTGAGAGGATACACTTGTACCATCGCTCTGGTTCGTATGTTGAATGGGGACCTGCTGGAGACCGTTCCGAACGAATCCAGAGAGATAAGTTTAGTGTTGTAATTGGTGATGATTCAGTATATGTCCAAGGCAATGTTAATTTGTTTGTAGATGGGAATGTTACCGCACAAATTGGTGGTAATGTTACTGCCGATATTGGTGGCAATGTTACCGCAGATATTGGTGGTCAAGTAGATATGACTGTGGGCGGAACAGTTAATTCCACAGCTTCTTCATTCAATTTAACTGGCGATTTGAATGTTACTGGAACAATCAAAGCCACACAAAATATTATTGATGGAACTAGGTCAATGGCAAATGACCGTGCAATTTACAATTCGCATAGGCACGGAGGTGTTCAACCTGGTTCAGGTACATCTGGTTCTCCTACTGCTAACCAATAACGAATAAATAGAAAATGGCAACCGTAAACATAGAATCAGACCGCACATTTAGAGACCTGGATTTGAATTTTACCATTCATCCAGTTAAAAAAGATATCAATACTCACAAGAATGAGTTTGCTATTATTAACTCTATTAAAAATTTAATATTGACAAACCACTATGAAAGATTGTTTCAACCTGAACTTGGCAGCAATCTTCGGCGCCTATTATTTGAACAGGTGGACTCGGTCACTTCGGCACAATTAGAAAGAGAGATTTCAGAGGTAATTGGTAATTTTGAACCTCGTGCTCAAGTATCTAAAGTAGATGCTGTGCCAGCACCTGATGAAAACGCATATAAAATTCGTTTGGAGTTTTTTATCATTAACAATCCAAACCCAATTACAATTAATTTCTTTTTAGAGAGAATTAGATAAAAATGGCAAACCGTTTACGAGTGACAGAGCTTGACTTTGACACAATTAAAAATAACTTAAAAGCTTTCTTAAAGCAACAATCTGAGTTTACAGATTATGACTTTGATGGTGCTGGCTTAAATATTCTTTTAGATATTCTTGCCTATAACACCCACTACAATGCATATTATCTAAACATGGTTGCAAATGAATCGTTTTTAGATACCGCTATTCTGCGAGAGTCAGCCGTATCACATGCTAAAACATTAGGTTATACTCCTTACTCCACACGAGCACCCGTAGCAATCATTAATTTATTAGCAAACTCTGCTACATCTTCCGCAGGCACATTAACTTTGCCAGCAGGTTATGCTTTTCTCTCAAATCAAATTGATAGCAAGGCCTATAACTTTGTGGTTTTAGATGATGTTACCGCAACAAAAGCTAATTCATCATATCTGTTTGAAAACCTAGAAATCTATGAAGGTCAGTTAGTAAATTACTCTTTTACTTATGACCAAGGTTCAAACCCAAAACAAGCATTTATAATACCTGACACAAATATAGATACAACCACAATTAAAGTTTCTGTAACTCCTTCGGCTTCTAACACAGCCACAGAAACCTATGAAAAAGTAACCGATGTTTTAGACATTACTGCTACATCTGAAGTTTTCTTTTTACAAGAAGAACGAGGAGGAAAATATCAAATTTATTTTGGTAATAATGTTGTAGGTAAATCATTACCTGATGGCGCTATTGTAAATGTAACCTATCTTTTAACGAATGGCACCGCCTCTAACAAAGCAAACAATTTTATTGCTCTATCTTCGGCAGTAGATTCATTAAGTGAAGCGCTGACGAACTTTACAATTACTCCAATTTCTGCAGCTTCTGGTGGTGCTGACCGTGAATCGGTTGACAATATTAAATTCTCAGCGGCTGCACGATTCTCCACACAGAATCGTCTAATCACATTTAAAGATTATGAAACTTATATTCTAAACAACTACCCAAATATTGATTCTATTTCTGTTTGGGGTGGAGAAGATAATGATCCTCCTGTTTATGGTAAAGTTTTTATTTCAATGAAGCCAAAAGAAAACTATTATATTTCAGAGGCAGAGAAGCAGCGTATCATTGACGAAATTATTACACCAAAGGCCATTATTGCTGTTCAATCTTTAATTATTGATCCAGAATTCTTATATCTGCTAATTGATGTTCAATCACAATACGATCCAAAGAAAACAACGGATACTGAAGCAGCTTTAAAAAGTAAAATTACAAACGCCATTTTAAACTATGCTG